ATAATAGTAATCTTCCATAAGGGCCTCAATATTTGCCCTACTGGTTTCCCCAGTACCTGCTACAAGAACGTAGTACATATAACCTCCTTTGAAGGAGGCTCAGCATACACAGAAGTTAGGCTATGACCAACTAGGTGTTAGGTTGGGCAAAAAATAGCTCAAAAGTGCTGCCCAAATTAATCCAATCTGGAATTGTCGACACTAGGCGGCTTTGAACAGCAAAACGGTTGATGTAATAGTGGCTTCTACTAGCGTTTATAGTACCTTCCCAAAATAGGTCGCTAAGCTGGGCTACGCCATTACTACCATCAAAGTAAGAGTTAACAAAAGCAGATTTTTCAAACAAAGCTGCGTCAACGACTATCTGATTACCGTTTCCAGGACTTCCCGCCCCAGTTGCTGTCCAAGTTACCCCTACTTTTGCAGTAACTGCAGAGCTAGGTGCAGTAGCCGTAACAAAAGGTCGAACAAGAGTTGCTGTAGCAGTTAATGGGCTTCCTTGTACGGTGTTAATCAGGTTATTTGATACGTCGTACCAACTGATGTACGGAGTTATTGCTGTGGGGGCATCTCCTGAATCAGCTGCTGCTGTATAAATACTAAACGTATAATCATTATTTGCAAATATAGGCATTGCTTGAGATGTAAGTGTTACTAAACCAGCAGCAGACGCATAAATCTCTCCCGCTTCAGAGCTGTTAGTAACTGAGCCATTTACTGCCAAAATGTCATCTGGATTAGTTGACGCTGCAATAGTTCCGTTGGTAACAGTCCAGCCATTTTCTGGTGATGCAAAGTTAGGGTTGATAATTTCATTAATACGAGTTGCTTGTAAAACAATTTTTATTTGTCTAGCCTCTTTAAAAGCTGTTGCTGATGAGCCTAGCTCAAATTGAAGAGCATCAAAGTAATGTTTTTCAGATGTCACTGAGCTTGCATATTTAATGTGTGGAACAGCAAAGTATGTTCCAGCAGGAGAAGTTGCTGTTTTATTAAACCTGTGCCAACTTCCAGCAGTATCACTTACGCCAGTACCTGCAGTCGAGGTGCTGATAAGTGTTCCGTTTTGGTCATACCAAGCAATAAGAGCTGTAATAGAACGAGCGGTACTTCCAGCTTGTGCGTAACCGCTAAAGGTGTACGCAGTAGATGCTGTTACAGGAATTCCATAGAGATTAGCATTATCTCCAGATAGAGCCAGTTCTACAGTCCCACTTGCTACAGTGGTTACCTGAAGGGTTGCTGCCTGTAAATTGGGAAAGTTTGATTGTGAAGTAGGCTCATAATATGGGGCTATAGTTGGAGAATCAGATGCCAAATGACGAGCCAATGTGCAGTTATTAACAGACGCCCAAGAACCAATTGATTGCTCAAATGAAGAATCGTTTTGGTCCAACATCATATTATTACTTAGGGTAATTTCATTATCATAACCGCCATAAGCTTTAATGTACTCTTGCAGGCCTAACTTACTGCCTTTGTTTTTGTATAAACGAATAGCGTTGTTTAACAGAATACGTGATTGTTTAAGGCCTAATTCTGGTTCGTATCTCATACCAAACTGGCGCATAAAAACAGGTATTAAAAGACCATTGATATCGTTAATGTTGTACCTGTTGATTACATTATCTGTTTGACTTCTATATAAATCAAGATTTAAAGCAAAAAGTTTTAAAAATCTTTGTAGAAAATCGTTGTTTTGGTCTACTGATGGGTCATAGGGAACTTGAGATGTGATAACAGCTGGAAGATGGTCATGCATATTATTTTGAGTATTGTAATCTTTAACAGAAATGCCAATAGCATTTCCTGCATTTAACCAAGAGTCGTGCACATTTTCTTTTACAAAAATTGAATAGTAATAAGGATGACCTGGCTTTAATCCAACGTAGTTTGGTACTGAGCCATTATCTACATAGGTAACCCTAGATGTTGAGGCAGCGTCCTCAAAAAGAACGTCTCCATCATCTGATGTGACTGCAAAACCGTAAGAGTTTCTAATAAGACGCATATAACTCCAAGAACCTGTTGGAGTTGTCCAAGATAAAGATATTGTTTTGTAATCAGAAGGTACGGCAATAAAAGGTGCTGCGCTGAAATCTACAAGAGTATTTGACCCGTAGTACGCTGCTCCATAGTAATCAATGCCGTATTTTGACAATTACATACCACCAAGTAACAAATTTGCCGTAAAGTCAGTTCCTGAGCCAACTTGCCCACCCGCAGCATACAAAATTCCATCTGGACCAACGCGAGTAACAACGTTTCCATCTGCATCTTTCCATTGCATTAAATCTGCGCTTTGGCTAGATGCTGCTGTAATTGCAAGGCCAACAGTGCTTGCACTGCCGATAACAATAGAACTTCCCCCAGCATTTTTAACATATTGGGTGTGAGTATCTGCAACAATACCTTTTTCAATATTAGCAAGACGCCCGTTTATTGTTGTGTAGTCTGTTGCTGTGTTAGCCCAACCAGAGGCTGTGGCAGCAGTGGCAACAGAAGGTGTTGTACCAATGACTGACTCAATAGCGGTTACTTCTTCAAAAAGAGAGTTTGGGTCCGCAGCTTGAATTAAGTCAACAACGTTTACCTTTGGAGTAAACGCCTTAACGTTATTTGGGTATGAGGCTGTCATAGGTATCCTTAACTTACGATTCCACCGATTGGAGTGATGGTAATTACCCCAACCTTTGGTATCTCATTGGTTGCACATTGGACATTGTTAACCCCAGTTGTAGAGACAGAAGAAGTCCACAAAGAAGCCCCTGTTGCAGAACCAGTTCCCCCAGCATTAGCTGAAAGAGTGATGGTTTTTGCTACAGAGTCAAATGACGATATAGTTGTTCCAGAAGGTATTGTTACCGTGCTTGTTGAGCCTGCTTGCAGTGCTACTTGCTGACCAACAGCAACATTTAAGAATGAATAGACGTTACTAATAGTAGGACTGCTGCTGGTTATATTTCCAGTAAATGCAGCATCTGCTCGTGCAAGAAGCGTTACATCTGCATAAGAAACGCCTGAAACAGTAGCTATTGCAGAGTTAACATATTGAAGCACAAAGTTTTCTGCAAAGATAACGTTATCAAAATCTAAAATAGATTTAAGTACTGAATAAACAGCGTTTGTAACTGTTGTTTGCTTATATTGGCTTGCAATGTGTAAATCAATATTTATATTAATTGGCACATATTTTGGTGGAAGAATGGTTACTGTAGTTGTTGCTGGGGCTTTATCTGTTAAAAATGTTAATAAGTCTGTGTAAGACGCATTAAATCTTGCCGAAGCCGCACCTGTACCATCTAGTCCAGGAGTTCCAAGACTTGTGTCTCCATAAGGAGCCATATAAAGAAGGATGTTGTTATATACACTTCCATCAGCTACGGCTTTAGAGACAGAGGGTACTTGAACTGACAATGCTGCATAATCAGAAAGAGAAACTGCTCTGTTTAATGCTGTTAAAGAAAATGGAGCATTAAAACGGATACTGTCTGTAGATTCAGGGTCAGCACCGCCAGTTGCTGCATTTTGATTATTTACAGTTAAACCAGCAGTCACGTTACTTATAAGATACTTTAAAGTATTTGGTCCAACATTTCCGTATAGTCCTCCACCAACTCGATAGGTAGCGTACACCGCACCTGAAGGTGGGATTCGTCCACTAATATTGTCGCCAAAAGTAATTGTTGAAACACTATTAGCATCTGTTTGAACGGTATAAACTGGGTCGTTGTAACCCGCATCAATAAGGTAATCAACTTCTGAGTAACTAACACCATTTGCAGTAACTTGTGTTGTTTTTGAAATTAATGGCTTTTTGGATAGGGTAAAAGTTTGATAAGAAGTTCCTTTAGAATCTCCTAGATACTCACTGACAACAGTAGTTCCCTGAGTAGCTGTTACCGCAGCGGAACCCTTAACAGCTCCCGCAGCTGCAGGTACGCTAACTGCAATATTGGTCTCAAATATGACTTGTGTACTAACGCCATTAACGGTAGTTGTGGTCGCCACTTTGGTTAAGGCTGGTACGTTAATAATTGAGGCGGTAGAATTTTGAAAGGTTAAAGTAACTGTTGCTGGTGTACCTGTACTTGGGGTGTAATTAAGCATCTTTGCAATAGAAAGAACCGAACTTCTTTGAGTAGCTGTTGTGATGAACCCCTCGTTAGCTGAGCGGTCAATATAATAATTAAGCATGTCCCCCATGTAGGCAAATAGCTCAATAAGTGTAATTCCAAAATCTGAAGGGTCTGTAGAAGTCCATTCAGGCAAAATTGAAGGAATTAAGGCAATCATGTCATCACGAATAGCCGCGTAGTCACGTGATGTGTAATCTACTTGCGGAATGTAGTTAGATGCCATTAGAACTCCTGAATAACGTCGCCAGAACGAGTCAAAGAACCAGATTTCAATGAAACTTGGTCTAATTCGCCGCTAGGCAGTTGATAGTAAATTGTAACGCTTAAGGTACCTGATTGGGAGTCCATAGAGGTTGTAATATCTGTTAGCTTCAATGATTTAAGGTATGAGGTGAAGGTGTTTTCGACACTTCGTGTAACAAGCGTGGAAGCCTCATCAGCGTTTTTAAAAAGAGCAGCCTTAACCGTGCCACCATACTGAGGGCGAAAAATGCGTTCTCCAACATGCGTCATTACCGCAGCTATTACGCGTGATTGCCAAATTTTACTTGGCGTATTAGACGACAAAATTGACCCAGAGGCATCAATTGAAAAGGGTAAGATAATTGCGCGTTCCATTAGTAGACTCCCATCCATACAGGAAAGTTAGGGTCTCCGCCTTCAAACATTACCCACACTCCTTGATTTATATTTGGAATTTTTCTGTGATACGTGTGTTCAGCAGCAGTATTTCCAAGCTCTGAACCGTCTTTATCCAAAAGGTCTGTAGATATTACATGGGGGTGTAAAAGCTGCCCGCTATTTCCAGCATGAGCATCATGAGAGGCAGTTGCGCTAAATGAGTGCGTGTGACTTGGGGTACCTCCAGAACCTGTTGTTCCAGATATAGTGTGGGTTGCATGGGTGTTTAATAGAGCAGCAACCTCAGATGCTAAATGGGGTATATGGTCAAGGTGCTCAGCATTATCTGTAACTGGTAAGCATGGGTA